TGCAGACTTAACCTATAGTGGCGTTTTTAATGACGAAACTAATGTAAATAAACTTAACGAATTTAATTTAGGACTTGCAAACTTCAAACCACTAGAAGAAACCTTCGGAGATGTAGAAATATTATTTGCTAGAAAGGATGATATATTAGTTTTGCAAGAGGATAAAATATCTTATGTTTTAGCTGGTAAAGATTTACTAACCGACGCAACAGGAGGAGGACAACTAACAGCTGTTCCTTCTGTATTAGGTAAACAAATAGCAAGAATAGAAAATTATGGAATAAGCAATAATCCAGAAAGTTTTGCAGTATGGGGTGAAAGTAAATATTTTACGGATGGTAAAAGAAGCGCCGTTATACATTTAATAGGAAGCTCTGCTCAAAATGAAAGATTAGAAGTTATATCAGAGGCAGGAATGAGAAGTTTCTTTAGAGATTTATTTACTAAATCTTTTACCACGCAGAAACTAGGTGCTTATGACCCCTATATGAATGAATATGTTTTAACTTCTAATACAATATTAAAACCAGAAGTAGCTAAATGTACAGCCTGTGGTGTCTCTAGAGATGTTACTATTCCGGCAGGCCAAGAAATACTTTATTGTGTTGATTTAGAGCCGCAAGAGGGGACGGTTGTGGTTAGATATGAAATACCAGATGAGGGGCCGCAAAACATTATAACTGAAGCTACGTCGCAAAATATTGTTACAGAGGGAGGAGATAATATTACTACTGAAGGAGGAATAGGAGTTGTTGGATATACAATATCTGCTACATATAATAATAACGTAACTACAACAGGAGTGGTTTACACAAGTGGTACTTTTACATTTGAAAAAAATGTTTCTATTGATGACCAAGTTTTAATTACTCTATCTTCAAATTCAACTGTTGCTGATACCATAGAGGTCACTGTAGAGTGTCCATCTGGTACATTGTTAAATGTTTACAGTGTATGTGTAACAAGTGCAGCGGACGCAGGTAAATTTATTCACAACGAATTAAGTTGGTCTGATGGATATTTAGTTTCTTCAACACAATCTGATTTAGTTCCATTTGGAACTGGAACAGGATCATTTGTTATATCTCAGTATAAAAAAATAGTTGGAGACCAGGGTGTAGGAAGTATACCTACTAATGGTTCTATAATGACATTAGGTGTAAATAAAATTAAATTTGATGATTTTGTTTTTGATACTGCAAATAATTCATTAGGCTTTGTAAGAACTAATACAATATACTCCAATACAGAGGCTGATATAACGACTCTTTTAGGTTTAGAAACCACTATACCAATAAATAATTTAAATGCTCCTGAACTTTATACGGGAAGCTTTACAGTACCAACTCCAACAACAACAGAAAATCATTTATATTTAATTTATGATTACAGAAATGCTAGTGTACCTACGCCTACACCAACGCCATCATTTGATTTTACAAGATATACTGAGTGTCAAGGCCCAAATACAGTTGTGTTTAGAGCAGCTGTTGGATATAGTTTCCCTGCGGTAGTTAGATATCAAAATATTTGTTATCAAACCCCTACAGCTGTGTCAGTGGTTTCTTCTATTGATATACCTACAGGGTCTGATGAATTTACAGACTGTCCAACTTGTATTGCAGCAGCCCCTACACCTACACCAACACCAACCAATGCGCCAGCTATGACAACTAATACGTCAACAAACATAGCTTACAATGCTTTCACAGCTAACGGTAGTCTTGATACTGCAAATGGAACTGTAACTGAAAGAGGATTTTACATAGGAACTGATTCTTTATATTCAAATAACACCAAGTACATTGAAGGAGGCACTTCTACAGGGTCTTACTCTTACTATTTTGGAGGAGCATCACAAAGCACAACTTATTATGTTACTGCTTATGCAATAAATGAGCATGGAACAGGAGTTGGTTCAACAATTACAACTACAACAACAGCGCCAACATATGTTTACGCTACTTATTTAGGTTGTGAAGACAATCTTTTAATACAAATATTTAGAGTTATAGAAACTACTCCGTTCCCTAATGTTATTAAATATAACGGAATATGTTATAGTTACTCTGCAAGCACAAGCACTACTTCAAGTGTAGATGTTACAACAGACACTTTTGATAATTGTGATTCGTGTGTAGATGATCCACCAGTACCTCCAGTTCCATCAAGTTTTACCTCTGAAAACTTCACTATACAATTGTGTGATGGTACTGGATCTTCTTATATTGTTACCATTAATAATATACCAACAAGCGGTTCTACCACAATATCAGATTTTATAGTAAACGCATCAGTTAGGTTAAATGGAAACTACGGACAACCAGTATCATCCTATCCTGAATTCGATGGTGATGCTAATTATAAAATTACAGCTGTTGGAACTGCTAATCCTTTGGTAACCTTAGCTTATGTAGGTATAGTAGCAGATTGTACAGATTGGCCTTCAGAACCACCTCCTACACCATCTGGTCTTTATTATTTTCTAGTTGGGTGTACTAGAGCAGACGGAACAGCTCCTCAAGGAGGTTATAAATTTTTAACTCAAGCACCTCAAAACAATCAGAGATATGTAGATGGTTCTTCAGGTACAGGAACTGGTCAAGATTATGATTTTTATTATTATAATGGTACGGCTGGACTTGAAACAACATCAGATAATATATTAGGAAATGATATAATAGCAGTTGGAACAAGCACAGGATGTCCTCCAACTCCTGCTCCTGTTCCTCAACCAACACCTACTCCTCCTACTAGTCAAAGGGTAACAATAAGAGAATGTTATCAATCTAGTGGTACTGAGTATAATGTCCAAATAACAAATGGCGCTGGATTTTCAGTGGGTCTAGCCGTTACACTATCAGGTGGGCCTGATGATTCAAAATATTGGGAAATTATTGCAGTTGATGTTGCAAGCTCAACCTATGATGTAACTACAACAGGAATTGAAAGTAATTGTGGTGGATTTACTCCCGCACCTACACCGCCTACGCCGCCAACACCGCCAACACCTGCTGTCGTATATGCACAATATTTAGATTGTGATGGTTTTGATGCTGTTGCTTATGTGAGTGGGCCTTCGGGAACAACCTTCCCTACTGTATTAAAAATATCTGGTATTTGTTATCAATATTCAACTCTTGGAGGAAGCACTGGTGCTTTATATTCAAACTATGATGATTTTACTTCATGTTCTTTATGTCAAGCGACTACACCTAC